GACGGCGCCCGGCGACTTGCGCAGCCAGATGTCGAGGCCGCGGTTGCGCTGCGCTTTCGGGTCCTTCGGGTCACGGCGCTCGATGTCCTTGAAGTTGTCCTCGCGCTCCTTGTCGAGCACGCGCTGATGCGCAGCGAGCTGCGACTGCGCGCGCTCGAGCTCCTCGATGTCGGCATCGAAGACCGCCTGATCTTCCTTCGACCAGACCTGTGCTCCCTTGTCGGCGAGCTGGGCCTTCGTCTTCTGAGCGAGGGCGGCGATACGCTCCCGCAGGGCTTGCATGCTCATGTTGCTTCCTTTCGGTGGTGCTGAGCGGTCAAACAAAAGGCCACCGAGGTGGTGGCCTTATCTCGAAGCGGGAACGCTTCTCAGATGGGGGTGAGCAGGCGCAGCCGGTTGCGGTTGCGTTGCGCTTGTGCGGCCACCTTGGCCACGAGCTCGGCCGGATCGGGATCGACCGGCTGCTCGAGCTTCGGTGCGCGCGCGTAGGCGCTGAGATCCCAGCGCGCGGCGCTGGCTTGCGCTGCGGCCTTGCTGTCTCGCTTGGTGGTCGGATCGACCGCGTCGACGAAGCCCTGATCGAGCGCTTCAGCGGCGGTGAACCAGGTCTCGCCGTCCATCCATTGGCGCACCTGGTCGTTGCTCTTCTTCGTCTTGCGCGTGTAGTCGGCCGCGATGCTGGCGTCGACCTTCTCGAGCAAGTCGGCCGTCGCGCGGAGCTCGGCCTTGTTGCCCCACGCGATGGTCCACGCGTTGTGCACCATGAACATGCCGCCATCGGTCATGCGCACTTCGTTGGCCGCGAGCGCCAGGTAGGTGGCCGCGCTGGCGGCTAGCCCATCGATGCGGCTCGTCACCTTGCCGGGGTGCGCCACGATCGCCGCGGCCATCGCGCGCGCCTCGAAGGCATCGCCGCCCGGGCTGTTGATGTGCAGCTGCACCGCGCGATCGCCGACGCTGCGCAGCGCCTCGACGAGCGCCGCGGCGCTAGCGCCCCACCACGCGTCAATCACGTCGTAGACGTAGACGTGCGCGTCGCCCTCTTCAGCGGCATCGACACGCACCGCCGGCTCGCCTTCGGAGCGCGCGGCCGCGTTGTCGCGGATGAGTTGCAGCAGTCGGTGCATGTTCATGCGGTGGCCCCTGTGGGTGGCGGTTTGTCGGCACCGCGCTGCGCGCGGAATGGCTTCGCGTTGTCGCCGCCGAGCGCGGGCAGATTCTTGAGCTTGCGCACCTCATCGACCGACATCCAGCCGTCGCCGGTGCCGGGCCCGCCGAGCGCGGAGCGGAAGGCCTCGACCTGCGCCTTGCTGTCGCCGGCGAGCAGCGCGTCGAGCTCGAACTCCACGAAGCGGCCGGCGCGGCGGTACAGCTTGCGATTGAGCTCTTCGGCCCAGCGCACGAGGTGCGGCTGCAAGGTGAACTTGACGAAGCCGAGCACGACCTGCTCGACGCCCTGGCCCCAGCTCGTGTTTTTCTCGCTGTCGCCGATCATGATGGGCGGCACGCCGAACGATTCGCAGATCTGCAGGCGCCCGAGCTTGCGCGACTCGAGCAACTGCATGTCGATCGGGGAGATCGACAACTGCGAGACCGTCGTGCCGCCGGTCAGCACCAGCGGCACAAGCTGCTTGTTCTGGGCGTTGGCGTAGGTGGCGACGAAGCTCTTGCGCAACAGCTCTTGCTGCTTGTCGTCGAGCCGGTTGTGCGGGTAGGTGAGCGCGATCTTCGGCACCGAACCCTGCCCGACGCTCTTGCCCATGTAGTCGCTCGCGGCGAGCTCGGTGCCGATCGCGTTGCGCGCGGCGTACTGGATCACGCTCATGCTGCGCCGGCCGTCGAAACCGAAGCCGGTGAAGTGCAGCACGTCGTCTTGATCGAGCGTGTAGCTGAGGTCGCGAACCGTGTCAAAGATGTCGTAAGCGAGACGAACCTCGCCGTCGAGCACGTAGTAGCGTGATCTGACTGCATCAGGGTGATGCGGACGCAGGCCGGCGATCCGGCCGCCCGCAATCGCGCTGCCGGCGCGCACGATCTCGGTGACCTGGTCGCCGCGCAGGTGCACGCACTTGACGATCCACTCTTTCCAGCTCGCCGCTGTCCAGTTGGCGATCGGCTGCTCGTTGAGCATCCACCACACCGGCGAGTTGGGCAGCACACGGTCGCGATCGCCGCTGGCGCCCTGCTGGTATTCGTGCGCCGGAAGCTGCAGCACGGCGCCGGCGATCTTGGTCAGGCACGCGTACACGGTGCCGACAAGCATCGCCGTGTAATCGGTGACTGCGTAGCCGCTCGACGTCGGGATCGGCTCGAACAGGTCTTTCATGCCCTGCACGTCGCTGCTGAGCACGAGGTTTTGCGCCACCGGCTGCCGGCCGTGGTGGCGCGCGCGGTCCGACAGGAAGCCGGCCATCGTCCCGTCGTGGCGGAACGCGTGGCGCCGCATTGCGCCGAGGTCGACGGCAGCGATGCTCATGCGGCCGCGTTGAGGTCGACGAAGAGCGGTCCGACGACGCCTTCTGGATTCAGCGACATGAGGTGCGCGGCGTCGAACAGCGCCATGAGCGGGTCGATCTTCGCGGTGCCGCTGGCCTGCTTGGTGATCAGGATCGCATTGCCGCGCGGCTCGACCTTGGCGTTTGAGGTGATCCAGTTCATAAACGGCCGCCCCGCGTGGTGAAGTGTTCCTTCGGCGAGCTTGCGCTCGACTGTCTTGATCGATCCCGCCAGGCGCCAGCCCTGGCTGACCGCGGCGATCTGTTCGAGCTCGATGCCGCGCTCGACCAGCGCGTCGATGATGGAGCCGATGCCGACAGGGTCGACGCCGATCGCGCCGCGCTGCTTCTCGTCGAAGCGATCGAGCAGGCCGCTGCCCGCGACGCGCTCGACGAGGTCGGCGAGCTGGTCGACGTCTTGGCCGATGCGATCGACGAGCACCAGGTCGCCATCGGCCGCGAAGTCGCGCAGCCGCTCGGCCTCTGACTTGCGGCGCTCGAGCACCGACGGATGCGCCCATGCCCGCGCCCACGCCAGCCAATCGCCGGTAGCCCTGTCGCGACCCAGTACGACCAGCGCGAGCAAGTCGTCGAGGCCGCCGCCGTCGATGCCGATCGTCGCGACGTCGCAGCGCTCGATCAGCGCGGCGAGCTCGAGCAGGGTCTCGTCGGCCTGGTCTTCCCAGAAGTCGGCGCCGGCCCAGCGGTCGGAGTGCAGCGCGAGACCGACCTCGATGTCTAGATGCTGCGACGCCCACGCGCGCAGTTCTTCTTCCGACGTCGATTCGGCGACCGCCATCTCTTCGACCAGCCGCTCGATCGTGATGCTGCGGCCTGCGTTGGGCGTTACCATCGGCCAGTTCGCCGGGTCGCGCCACGGCTTGCCCTTGTCACGCTGCATCGACGCCGGGAACTCGTAGAGCATCGGCAGCATTGCGCCAGGCTGGCGGCCGTCGCGGATCGCGCGCGCCTTCATCAGTTCGGCGCGGAATGCACCGACTGGTGCCTCCTCGCTCTGCGTGGTGATGAAGGCGAGAAAGGCCTCAGGAAACGGCAGCATGCCGCCGCGCAGTTGCCGGATGGCGCTCGCCGCACGCGGCATCTTGGCGACGACGTGCAGTTCGTCGATCAGCGCGCCGGCGACCTTCTGGCCGGTGAGCACCGACGGGTCGAACGTCATGATCTGCAGCGAGGCCTGCGTCTCGCGGTGAACGATCGTCTTCAGGTGCTCGCGGATGTGCAGCTTGCGCTCGAGCACGGGATCGAGCCGGATCGCGCCGGCGACGGCGTTGAACGCCAAGTCGGCCACGTCGAGCACCGGCGCCGTCATGATGAACGGCGCACGCGGCCGAAAGTTCAGTAGCAGCGCCGTGAGCATCAGCAGGGCGCCGTTCGTCGTCTTGCTGTTCTTCTTCGGCACCAGCAGCAGCAGCTCGCGGATCATGCGCGAGCGCGTGTGCGGGTCCAGCGAGCCGAACAGCGCGCGCACGATGTCGCGGAACCAGTCGCCCGCGGCCTCGGCCATCGTGGGCGTGCCAGGCACGTCGGCCAGGCGCAGGCGGTTGAACACCGCGACCGCGCGATCGCCCTCGACGCTCAGCGGCAGATTCGGCGGAACGAGTGACGCGCCAGCGCGAAGCCGCGCCTCCCAGTCGGGGCAGCTGAGATCCCATGCCATCGGATCACTGCACCTGGCCGGGCGGCTGCTGGCTGAGAAGGTGCTCCCACTCGGTGCCGACGTGCGCGGTGGCTGCGTCGGCCTGCGCCTGCGCCTTCTTGCCGAGCTCGCGCGGCTGCGGTGGCGCTGGAGGTGCGGCGGCAGGCTTGTCGACCGTCGATTCTCCCGGTCTGTCGAATGGCGGCGCCGCGAGCTGCGGCTCGAGCGCGAGGTAGGCCTTCGCCGCCGAGACATTGCCCTTCGCGGCCACCTTGCGCAATGCCTCGATCACCTCGATGCGCTTGCGATAGGCGCCCTCGGTGAGCTCGTGCCCGAAGTGCTTGCGCAGCGTCGGCTCGCTGATGCCGATGGCGATCGCGATCTGCTCGTGGATCATGCCGCCGCCGGCAGCGATCGCCACACGGCGACGCAGCGCCGGCGTCGGCTTGAATTCTGGTCGACCGGGCTTTCTTTTGGCTGTCGGCACTAATGGCCCCGTTTCCAGCCCTGCAAAAAAAATCTCCGCGTGAG